CGACACTCTATTTTGTCGTCAGCTCGTCAACCTCTAAGGCGGCGGGGAGGTCTGAATATCTCAGGTCAATCATTAGATAGCCTTGAAAACTTGCCTTGAGTTCTTATTAGCAGCTGCCACGGTTGCCATGGATTGAGCAACGTCTACCATAGGTTTAATACGGTCTAGCTGCTCATTTACTCCCTGCGTGTTAGCCTCGAACATAGGGGCGCTATATGAGTTTGCAACGTCTGAATAGACCTTAGCTAACTCTACAAGATCAATATCATCAATCTTAGAACCGTCTAGGCGCTCTTTGAGGTACTCAGCGGGTAGACATAGCTTTACAAAGCCATATTTAGCCTTGACCGTCTCGACAATATCACCGCTCTGTGTAACCTTGCTCATTTCTGTCATTAGCTTTGTAGTCAGCTTAGGCAACTCGAACGTAATACCTTGATTGTCTGTGTACTCAATCTGTTCAGCGGTTACGCCTAACTTTTTCATTGCAGGCGTGATATTTAACGCCTTGATAACATCATCTACTGTCTTACCCCTCAGATTTGCGAACTCTAAAACCTTATTTTGTAGTGTTTCCTCTGTAACGCTATCATGGGCTTTCTGCGGGGTGGTTTGCTGTGTTCTGCGTGTAGTAGTCGTTCGTGTTGCTGTTCGTGTCTTAGGGGCTGTCTCAGAGGGTCGATTATCAAGTGCGTCTACCTCTTCACCGCTATCAACCGCAAATAGACCACAAATAGCGTATTTTCTCGCATAGGAACTAGCCAAACCGCTAATCTGTGCGGCGTCCATACCCTTTTTCTCATTCTCTTCACGTGCATACGCTACAGACGTTACCGTTTCCTCGCAACCGTCTACATAAAACGTTACTGTTGCCTGTGTATAGTAACGCTCACCGATAAGAACAACGCTATCAGTCATGTAGTAACCGCATTTGTATTTTTTGCATAGAGGTTTGAGGGCTGCGTTGATACTCTCTAGGTTTCGGAACTTGTATTTACCGAATGCGTTGTACTGGTCTTTTGGTACGTTCAACTCTTCCCTTACATTGCTTAGAGTTGCGTATACGTTTGGCATTTTAAGCCCCTTTCTTTTGATTTTTATAATTGCCAATTAAACACACGTATTTATTACTCCTCTCTTATGTATTCAAACGTGTATTCATACGTTAAACCTTGCATATATACAGGCAAAGTAGCAACATCACCGTTTGCAAGCGTAAAGCCCTCTCTTTATAGTTGAGAATAACAGGCATAAGGTCGCAAAGCATATTTACAATGCGCCTACGGTCTTTAGAATTAGCGATTTTATAATTGAACTTAATCGTAGTTCTTTGGAAAACAGCCGTTACTTTGCAAGCCTTAATATCGCTGTTTGCAAGTTTTCCAAAGTCAAACATATCATTGATATCTACGCTCATGTTAATACCTCTCTGCCGTGTCGGAGTGTGTACCCCTTTGTTGGCTATAACTATATGCCTTGTGTTGCTCTCTGTCAACAACAATTTTATAGATATTTCCCTACATATTTTCTACACAAAAATACCCCGCTAACCTGTACACGATTAGCGGGGTTATGCACGGCGGAGGAGTAGACCGTGTAAGAACAGTATACACTAATTCAGCTTAGTGATTGCGCCTGTCTCGTTAGTGGAAACGCTGAGTGTACCGCTCTTAACTGTACCGTCTGTATCTAAGGCATAGGCTAGCCCGTCATGGACTACAACGGCGTTAGACTGAATACGACCGCTAGCGTCTGTAATATAGATCTTACCGTCTACCTCGAACTTACCAGTTGCCATAGTACCCCGTGGAGCGCCACTCTCAGGTCTTAGGTAATACATTGAGCCGTTTACCTCGACAAAACCCGTTTCCATAGCACATTCTCTATTGTCGGCGGTTTCACGCATATAGCACCAATACGAACCATAGCGTACCCAGCCTTTAGCTGCGTAACCGCTAGCGTCAAAGTAGTACCATTCACCGTCAATAAGCTGCCATGTATCTGCGTACCAGTCGTTAGGGGCGGTAGCGTACCACCAACCAACGGAATTATGAACCCAATGAGGGGTAAAGCCTGTAGCTGCTTTGTCCCCCTCTGCAAGCCTTACCCAGCCCGCTCTATCTAGTTGCGCTACGTTCAAATCAACGTTACCGTTAGCGCTTGAATATTGCCAAATTGTCCAGTCAGACCATGCACCAGTGTTGTAAATCATTTCAGGCAATTCCCAGCTAAAACGGTTATCAGGATATCCAGCTATCCATAGGGCGGAAACATCGGCGCATGAGGCAACCTGCGACCTACCAGCGGGGTAAGTGTAAACAAGCGGGTATATACCCGTTAGGGCGTGTACACGGTCTACAAACTGCCTACACCATGTAGTAGAACCCCAAGCGTCATTGTCTCCATTTTCCCAGTCAAGGCATAAAATAGCCTCGCCCACATAGTCCTTAACACATGAAACAAATGCGTCTGCCTCAGCTACAGGTGAGCCGCCCTCAGCGTAGTGGTAAACGCCGATTAGTTTACCGTCTGCCTTTGCACGTTCAAGCTGTCTAACCATATGCGAGTTGAGCGGTCTAGTACCCTGTGTAGCCTTAGCGATAACAAAATCAGACCCACTATAAGCGGTCTCCACGTACCCGCTAGAGTACGTGGAGTAACAAGGCTGATAACCGCTAACGTCAATACCCCTAAGCATTACATAACCTCACTAGATGGCTTAGCGCTAGGCTGTGTATAGGTCATTGCACGGTCACTATCAGAGAAGCCCGCTGTTGTTGGGTCGTTGACAATTCCAAGAATAGCAAGGACTGCAAACAGGGCGTTTACGGCTGCCATAGCTTGATTAGTAACGCCCTCAATCTCGATTTTATAGCAGAAAATACCAGCCACAACCTGTACCAAAATAAGCAGTGCGGGAATAAGTGCAAGCCAAAAAGCCTTATTCTTCATACGTACTTTAAGATTAACCATAATTTAATTCTCCAGTTTCTCGATACGATTGCCTAGGTTTCTTACGTCCGTTTTGACCTCTGCGAGGTCTGTCTGAACTTTTTTTGAGACGTCATCAGCCCTACGTGCCACAATGCCAACTACTGCCAATTCAGACGTATGTTTACCAACGGTAGAAACTACTTCAGCTAGTGATTGTTGATAAGCGCTTAGCTGCTCATTCATGACCTGCTGACGTGTCTCTAAACGGGTGAGTGTGTTAGTTATTGACCATTTCCATTCTTCCTCACGCTGTCGCTGTTCCTTGCTGCGACCTTGCATTGTTGAGATAGATACCATACAACCCAAGAATGAAGAGACTAGACCAATAATAAAGACCACCATGTCACCCGTGATATTACCGTGCATTATTCACCGCCTTTACTTGAATAGCGGGCTAGGAGCCACAGGGAACGAACCACTACAATAGCCCACATCGTAGTTATAGATATAAACCCGTCTGTCACTACCATTATAAGCATCTAACCATACTTTAGCGGTGTTATTGCCTGATTGCGTAGCGAGTGGATAGTAACTACTTGATTTTGGCAAGATATCCGCTGGCAGCTGTACTGTTGAAGAATACGAAGAGTACCCGCCTTTTAGATACACATCAAAGAATACTGTACCCGCTGTTATCCAGTAACTAACCTTTGCCTTACCGTCATCAATGATAGTTGTATACGGATTGAACCTCATAACCTTTACGAGGTCGTCGGTGTTGATTGAGGCTACACCATTAGGCGAGGAAACGCCGATTTTGTCAGGCATAATATCAATGTCCGTACCCTCAAAACCGTCGTTCTTAGGTATAATAGTCCTAAGAAATAGCTTAGGCGCATACGTAAAAATCATGTTCTTAGCCTCAAAGTCAAACACGCTTGAGTCTAATCTAGTTGAGTTATAGCCAAAATCAGGAACGAACCCAGACGTAATTAGCAGGTCACCGCTTGATAGCTTTACACTGTGCTTTGTGAACGTTGCTACTTCCTCGTTGTTCTCCTTTAACTTCATGCCTTTAGCGTCAATAGTGGTGTGCATACCAGTTTTAGAGCCAACGTGAGCGCCCTCATTGTCGTGTGAGAATGAATTACTTAACTCTTCTACAACTTTCTGCGTAGTATCGGCTGCAGCCT